CAGATTGGACGACTTCAGCAGATAATTCGGCTGTAAGAGATAATGCTGTTGATGGTGGAATTAAATTCGTTACAGTAACAGGTAGAGGAGTTGGTCTTGGTACTGCAAATAGTGTGTACACTTCCGTTCCTATTAAAGGTGACGGTAGTGGCGCAGAATGTACTATTGTTATTGATGCAAATCAACAAGTTAGTTCTGCTACAGTTTCTAATCAAGGATCTGGATATACCTATGCAAATGTCGATTTAGTTGCTGGTGGTGTTCCAACAGGAACTACAAGACCAACACTTGAAGTAATCATTCCACCTCAAGGTGGGCATGGTGCAGATATCTATAGAGAACTTGGTGCATATAATGTCCTTCTATATTCTAGAATTGAAAATGACAGCACAAATCCGGACTTTATAACAGGAAATCAAATCTCAAGAGTTGGTGTAGTAGAAAATCCACAACAATTTGGATCATCTTCAATTCTTTCTGCAGACAAAGCAAGTTCACTTAATGCCTTAAAATTAGTTGGCACTGGATATAGCACTGCAACTTTCGCAGGGGATTCTTATTTTGTTCAAAATGTTTCTACAGGAACAACTGCAGCAGGAAGGGTTATAAGTTATGACCAAAACACTGGAGTTTTAAAATATTGGCAAGATAGATCTATTGCAGGATTTAATACTGTAGGAACTGCACAAACTCAACCCACATATGGATTTGATTTAACTGAATTTTCTGCAAGTCCAGGAACTGGAGGATCTTTAGTAATATCACCAACTACAGGTCAAGCGTTGTCAATTGACACTAATTTTTCGGGTATAAGTACTGTAATAAATAATCGTACATACTACCTTGGTCAAACTTTTACCAATGGTGTTTCGAATCCAGAAGTTAAGAAACATTCTGGTAATATTATTTACGTTGATAACAGACCGTCTATAACACGGTCATCGAATCAAAAAGAAGACATAAAAGTTATTTTGCAGTTCTAAAGAATTATGCCTCAACAAACCAACCTCAACGTAGCACCATATTTTGACGATTTTGATGCGACTAACGATTACCATAAGGTATTATTCAAACCTGGATTTCCTGTTCAAGCGAGAGAGTTAACAACTCTACAATCCATACTGCAAAATCAAATTGAAAAATTTGGGCAGCATTTTTTCAAAGAAGGATCTAAGGTAATTCCAGGAAATATTGGATATAGTCAAATATATTATTGTATACAATTGGAAAACACTTATCAAGGTGTTCCTGTATCTGCCTATGTTGATCAATTAGTAGGTACAAAAATAACAGGACAAACTTCAGGTGTAACAGCGGTTGTTGATAGTATCATATTGCCAGAAGATTCTGAAAGAGGTAATTTAACATTATACATCAATTATCTAACCTCCAGTACTTCTAATAATTCAACACAAACTTTTAGTGATGGAGAATCGTTATTATGTTCTGATTCTTTGTCTTCTGGTTTACTTGGAAATTCTGTAATAGCAGCAGGAACTCCTGTTGCAACGACTCTTTCATCAGGAGCTCCTGCAACTGGATCAGTATTTCAAATTGATAGTGGAGTTTATTTTATAAGAGGAAGTTTTATAAATGTAAACAAAGAAAGTTTAATACTAGATCAGTATACTACTACTCCAAGTTATAGGATCGGTCTTTTAATAGATGAAAGTGTTGTTAATTCAAATATTGATGAAGAATTAAATGATAATTCCCAAGGATTTAATAATTATGCTGCGCCAGGCGCAGATAGATTAAGGATTAGTGTAAGTTTATTTAAAAAAGCACTTGACGATTTTAATGATGATAACTTTGTTTTACTGGCAACCGTTATTAATGGTGTTCTTCAGATAAACACAAGAAAGACTGTTGCAGGTGGTGGTGTTGGATTTAGTGACTTAACAGATGTTCTTGCCAGAAGAACATTTGATGAATCTGGACATTATTATGTCAAATCATTTGATGTAACTGCCGTAAACTCTTTAAATGATAAAGTTGGCAATGGTGGAATTTTTAATGCAGGACAATTTTCTCCTGGTGGGGTAACTGTATCCGATTCTCTTGCATTATATAAAATTTCTCCAGGAAAAGCATATGTAAAAGGATATGAAATTGAATCTTTAAATGCTGTTTACTTAGATGTAGATAAACCAAGAACAACTAGGACAATTGAAAATCAAAGTATAATTTATAATACTGGACCTACTCTAAGACTTAATAGAGTTTATAGAAATCCAGTAGTTGGTTTAGGAAATACTTATCTTGTAAGTCTTAGAGATCAAAGAGTAGGATCTAATCAAGAAACTCTTCCTGGCAACGAAGTTGGAGTTGCTAGAGTTTATGATTTTAGATTAGAGTCTGGTTCATATAATGATATAGCAGATGGAGATTTAAATCAGTGGAATCTTGCTCTGTATGATATTCAAACTAATGTAGAAATATCAATAAATCAACCACATACATTATCAACTCCAACTTTTGTAAAAGGTGCTAATAGTGGAGCAACAGGATTCTTAAGACATGCGGTCAGTGCTGGAACTGCACTTACGGTATATGAATCTGAAGGATCTTTTATACCAAATGAAAAATTAATATTTAACGGTATTGATAATGGAAGAATTGCTATCGCCATCACTGAGCATAATATTTCAGATGCAAAGTCTGTTTATGGAATGGTTGGATATAATGGAGATGACACTTCAGTAGGTATCAATACATTTAGTGCAGATGTGATCCAATCAACTAAGTTTACTGTTGGAATTGCATCAGTGACCCTTCTTTCTGGAGGAATTAGTACTGTAAGAAGTAATAATCCTGCGTTCCCAGGAACGTTAGTAAAAGAAAATGATCTAATCGAATATACTGACAATACTACATCTGGACTTCTTACAGAAGATCCAATTGTAGCTAGAGTTGTTAGTGTTGGCACTACACATATTGAGGTTGAAGGTGTATCTGCAGTTGCAGGAATATCTAGTGGACTTCTTCCTACAGCAACATTGAACATAACTGATCTTAAGGTTATTACAACGGATTTGGCGTCATCTTCAGATGATTCTTTATTCACCACACTATCAAAAATAAATGTATCTGATGTTAATCTGGATGATGCATCACTGACGATTAGAAAAACTTTTGATGTAACTATTGCAAGTAATGAACTTTCTACTCAAGTAGTTACTGGTACAAATGAAACTTTCTTACCATTTGATGAGGAAAGATATATCTTAATTAGAGATGATGGAACAACTGAACCATTAACTGGAGATCAGTTGGATATTTCTACTAATGGTAAAACACTACAAATTCGTGATTTAGGAGCCAATGGTGGAGCCACTTTAGTTACTTCTTTGAAAAAAATTAAACCAAAAGCAAAACAAAAAATTAAAAATAGAGTTAATTCAATAATTGTTGATAAATCTAAATTAGTTGGATCTGGAATTGGAACAACAACTTTGAATAATGGATTGACTTATGGATCTTTCCCATTCGGTACTAGAGTTGAAGATGAAATTATTTCTTTGAATAATGCTGATATAATTAAAATTCATGGAATTTATGAATCCACAAATACTTCTGCAGCTTCTTGTCCACAAGTACTTTTACAAGCAATTAATACTACATCAACCACATCTCAAGAATTTTTAATTGGAGAAAGGTTTATTGGTCAGACAAGTGGTGCTGTTGCAATTGTAGCAGAAAAATTAGATAATAATAGGATTTCCTTTATACCAAAAAATAATATTGGTTTTATTGAAGGAGAAACTGTAGAATTTGAAGAATCTACAGCATCTGCACTTGTTTCAGCATTAACAACACCAAGTTTTAATGTTTCATCAAACTATAATTTTCAAACTGGTCAAGAAAAAACTTTTTATGATCATGGACGAATAACAAGAAAAACAGACTCTGCCGCACCTATTAAGCAGTTGAGAATCTATTTTATGAATGCTTCCTTCTCTGCAACAGATGATGGTGACATAACAACTGTCAATTCCTATGATCAATTTGATTATACGACAGAAATTAAAAGTATAGAATTAAATAGAAATACTGATATTATTGATATCAGACCTAGAGTTTCTAATTTTATTACTGCAAATACTAATACTAGATCTCCTCTAGAATTTTTAGGCAGATCATTTACTTCACCAGGACAATCAACAAATACTGTATTATCATCTGATGAAGCAATTTTGGCTGATGTTAGCTATTATCAGGGAAGAATTGATAGAGTTTATCTTACAAAAGAAGGTAAATTCCAAATAATATATGGAACCCCTTCTGATGATCCTGTGAGACCTGATCCGATTGATGATGCTATTGAAATTTGTAGAGTTCAACTTCCACCATATCTTTATAATCCATCTCAAGCATCCCTATCTTTTATGCAACATAAGAGATATCAGATGCAAGATATCAAGAAACTTGAAGATAGAATTAAGAGTCTTGAGTATTATACCACATTATCTCTCCTTGAAAAGGAGACAGCAAATTTCTTTATTCCGGATGATAGTGGTTTAAATAGATTTAAGTCTGGTTTCTTTGTTGATAATTTTAATGATTTCAAATCACAAGAACTTAATCTTCGTATCAATAATGCTATTGATAGGAAGTTTAATGAATTGAGACCAAGACATTATACAAATTCAGTTGATTTAATATTTGGTCCTATTGTTGATACAGATCCTACTGACGATTTAGAATTTGCAGATATTGAAGGCAATAATGTAAGAAAACAAAATGATATAGTAACCCTTGATTATTCTGAAGTAGAATTTATTAAACAAAATTTTGCTACAAGAACTGAAAGTGTTACTCCTTTTCTCATTAGTTTTTGGAATGGTACATTAGAACTTACTCCATCTTCTGATAACTGGGTAGATACCGCCAGACTTGATGCAAAAATTATTGAAACTGAGGGTAACTATAATGAAGTATTTGATACAAATGTCGATAACGGTCTAATTGATCCTCAAACAGGATTTGGTCCTATGATTTGGGATTCTTGGGAAACTAATTGGACTGGTGTTGAAGTTGTTGATGAAACAAGAGAAAGAGTGATTCAGAATGGTCCTTCTGTAGTACATGTAACAAGTAATGGACACTGGAAAGTTTTTGAAGGTAGGTCAGAACGTACAGTTTTTGACACAGTTATTGAAGAACAACTCAAAACAACAAAAGAGTTTGGAACCACTTCAAGATCTGGTGTCAGAACTATTGTTACTGAACAGTTTGATATGGAATCTGTCGGAGATAGAGTTGTAAGTAGAGATCTTATTCCATATATGAGATCCAGAAATATTGAATTTGTTTCTAAGAAAATGAAACCACTTACTAGAATGTATGGATTCTTTGATGGTGTTGATATTACTGAGTATTGTGTACCTAAACTCTTAGAAATTACTATGTTATCTGGAAATTTCCAGGTTGGTGAAACAATTGTTGGTGAAATGAAAGCAACCGGTCTTGGTGAAACATCTGCAGAATCAAACGCAAGCATTAGGTTTAGAGTTGCCCAATCTAATCATAGAGAGGGTCCATATAATGCACCAACTAAAACTTATGTAGAAAATCCGTATTTAAATATTCCACTATCTGGATCATATTCATCTACTTCTACTATTCTCAATGTAGACACATTTTCTCTTGCGGCTCAAGCAAGAGGTGATTTCTATGGTTGGGTAAAAACTGGAATGACACTTGTTGGATCATCAAGTGGTGCTACCGCTACTATTGAAAATGTCAGACTTATTTCTGACTTATCTGCTACTTTAATTGGCAGTTATTATGTTCCAGATCCTAATAATATTACTTTTCCAAGATTTGAATGTGGAACTAAGACGTTCACCCTTACTAATGATATTGATAACAATCAAGATAATGCAACTACAATTTCAGAAGAACCATTCAGTGCGAGTGGTACTCTAGAAACAGTTCAAGAAAATATTATTTCAGTTAGAAATGCAAAAGTTCAACTTAAAAATGATTTCCAAAGTAGAAATGTTAATAGAGATCTTGGAACAGAAGTTGTTAGTAGTAGAACTATAGGTACGCGCGCAAGAAAGCAAACAGTGATGACTTGGTATGACCCACTTGCACAATCTTTCTTAGTAGAAGATGAAACAGGAGTGTTCTTGACTAGTTGTGATGTCTTCTTCAGATCTAAAGATGACATGGATATCCCTGTTGTATTCCAGTTGAGAACCATGATGAATGGTTCACCAAGTGCAAAAATTCTTCCTTTCTCTGAAATAGTTTTAGATCCCGATGATATTCAAACATCAGCTGATGGATCAATTGCTACTAACATTCAATTCAAAGCACCTGTGTATGTTGAGGGGGGAACTGAGTATGCAGTATGTTTAGCATCCAACTCTACCAAATATAGTGTTTATATTTCTAGAATTGGAGAAAATGATCTTTTAACTGATACATTTATTTCTAACCAACCATATCTTGGATCTCTATTTAAATCGCAGAATGCTTCTACATGGGAACCAAGTCAATGGGAGGATCTCAAGTTTACTCTCTACAGAGCAGACTTTATTGGTAATGGATCTGTCGAGTTCTACAGTCCAGAACTTACTAGAGGAAATGCACAGATTGCAAAACTAACACCTAATCCAATTATTCTTGAATCCAGATCAATTAGAGTTGGTCTTGGAACTACTGTTGCGGATGCATATGAATTTGGAAATACATTCTTCCAATCAGGAACAAATGCAACTGGTGATCTTGTAGGAACTGCGGGTTCTGCTGTAGGTAATCTTTCAATCAGTAATGCAGGTCTTGGATATACTCCTGGTGATGGTGGACAAACATTCTCTGGAGTTAATCTTGTTACTCTAACGGGTAATGGTCGAGGAGCAACAGCAGATATTACTATTAGAAATGGCAGTATTGTTGCTTCTGGTGCAACTATCAATAATGCTGGTGGTTCTGGATATCAAGTTGGAGATGTTGTTGGAATTGATACAATTGGTGCTGCATCTGTCGGTAGAAATGCAAAACTTACAATTGCAGGAATTGGAATTACTAATGAACTTGTTCTTAGCAATGTTCAAGGTGAGTTTGTTGTTGGAGCAACAAATCCAATTTTCTTCTTCAATAGTTCAGGTATTTCTACAGAATTAAATTCTTCTGGTGTAACTGGACTTGGAACTGGTGGAGATGTTCAAATTACAAATATCATAACTGATAGTGATGGACTACACTTCAAGGTCAATCATCAGAATCATGGAATGTATTTCTCTGACAATTTGGTAAATATATCTGGAGTAAATCCAGATGTTAAACCAACTAAATTAACTGTAGAATATCCTTCCACTTCTACTGGTCAAATTGCTGTTGGTGGAGCAACAACTTTCTCAACATTTGAAGGTGTTGGAGTTGGAACAACAAATGTAGGATATCTTTTGATTGGAGAAGAAATTCTTGAGTATACTAATGTTAGTGGAAATAGTATTGGAGGAAA